GTTTCGATAAAAGAAGAAAAGCAAGGGGTAGTAGTTATACTTACCCTAAAAATAAGGGGCTGGGAACTAACTCTGAGTCTAGTGAAACAAAGAAAAATGCAAATAATAAACTAAATCAAACTGGTAACGACTCCGATTATAAACCTAGAGGGGCAACACATCACCCTAAAGTAATGGTCTATCCTGTGGCAAGAGGACCAAGATCTATTACTGGTGATACTCTATTAATCAAATGTCTTGAGTACGTTCCACCCCAAACAACAACATCTTATGAACAGCAAGTAGTGTTTGCAAAAAAAGATGGAGGACAAGGTGATATAAAATATAAGGCAGGTGATCCAAAAATAATTCAATCAGGTAAAAATAAGGGACTTGAAGCAAAAGAAATAAATCCTAAATCATTTAAGATGATTAATCAAGGAGCAAGTGATAGAATCAATGGTTTAACAGGTGGAAAAAAAGAAAAACATATTTACTACGTTGAACTACCAATACCTCAAGATGTTAATGATAATAATTCAGTGACTTGGGGTGATGACTCAATGAATATCCTTCAACTAGCAGGTCTTGCTGTTGCTCAGAAAGCATTTACACAAGATATAGGACGTACTTTTGATGAGGCAAAAAATCTACTAACAGAAGGGATTTTTTCTGGTGCTTCTAGTATGATAAAAGATGAAAGTGTAAAACAAGGTATCGTTGCAGCACTTACTGGAACAGCATTTGATAAATTTGGTGCAAACATAAATGCAAATAGTGCACTCGGTAGAGCAACAGGAATGACACTTAACTCTAATTTAGAATTATTATTTGATAGTGTTAATTTAAGATCATTTCCTTTTAGCATGAACTTTACTCCAAGAACACCTGAAGAGTCAATGATGGTCAAACATATCATTCGTGCATTTAAGAGTTCAATGGCTGCAAAGAAAGGAACTAGTGAAGTAGGTCAGGGTGGAATATTCTTGAGAGCACCAGATGTTTTTCAACTTAGATATTTACATCGTGGTAAAGATCATCCATTCCTTAATAGTTTTAAGCATTGTGCACTTACTGGTATGCAAGTTAATTATACAAATGCTGGTACATTCGCATCATATGAAGATGGCACACCAGTAAGTATCAATATGAATTTAACATTTAAGGAACTCAATCCTATCTACTTTGAGGATTATGAAGACTTTACTGCAAATGATGATAAGGGAGTCGGATTCTAATGTCATATTTCAAGCATTTTCCAAATATTCTATATCAATCACCTTTATCTCATAAGGATTCAAGTGGTGACTTTATAGCAGTTAAAAATATTTTTCGTCGCACTAAATTAAAAGATTATCTTCAGGGTAGTGTGAGTGTTTTTAACAAATACATTATTGAAGATGGTGAAAGACCTGATACAATATCTGAATTATTATATGGTAGTTCACGATATGATTTTGTTGTTGTACTAACCGCAGGTATTACAAATATAAATCATCAATGGCCAATTCAAGATTTTCAAGTATATGATGTAGCGTTAGCAAAGTATGGTTCTGAGACAAAAATGAATGAAGTGCATCATTATGAAACGTTTGAGATAAAGGATAGTCAAGGTCGCCAAATATTACCACCAAATCTCATAGTTGATGCAGATTTTAAGATGGATGGTAGTGCACTTAGATTTGGAGGAAATCGGTTCAATTTAATATCTCAAGCAGGTAATACACAATTAGATGATAAAAATGAATATACAGTTGCAACAGATAATATCGCAAGACCTGTAACTAATTATGAATATGAAATAAATGAAAACGAAAAACTAAGAGAAATAGATGTTTTACAAAAAGGTTATCTAACAACATTTGTTAATGACTTAAGAGATATTCTTCGTTACGATAGGCATTCTAATTATATTAATGGTTTACTATCACAAACAGAACATACAGATTTAACGACATAAAAAAAGGGGGTCATTTGACCCCCGTATAATTATTCTTCCGCTAGTTTTTGGAAGTACGATAATGCATCATCATCATCTTCATTCACCGAAGACGGTGTTGTTGATACAGCAGCAGTAACTAATTCCTCTGCAGCACCACGACCATCATCTTCATCTGCAACTTCATATTCTGGAGTTGCTGTTTTCTTGTTGCCAAGAACATAATCTAAACGAGTCTTCAGCTCTTCATAAGTCTTGAACTGGTCTCCTGCAACTAACTCAGCGAGAGAGAATTGCTTCTTCCACAATGACTCAAGAGCATCGTCGTCATTAAGTAATGGACTCACAGCAGCGAACTCAGAACTGTCATAGTTTCTATAACCTGCGACATTCTTCGCCTTTAACTTGAAGTTAGCACCTTGCCAGAAATCGAATGGATCGATTGCTTCCTCATCCTCAAACTCAGGTTGCATTGCAGCAGTTAGTTTATCAAAGATTTTCTTACCATACTTGAATAAGAATACTTTACCTTCGTTCTCAGGATTTGCAGGGTCTTTAACCACATAGACATTAGAAACATAGGTCAACTTACGCTTCTGCTTTCTTGCAGTTTCCTTCCCAAGATCAGTTCCATTATTCCAGAGTAAAGAGTTATACTCAGAAACAGGGTCTTTCTGTCCTAGTGTGGTAAGAGAGTTCTCAATATACCATCCACCAGGTCCTTGGAATGCGTGTGAATATAGTTTAACAAAAGGTAGGTCTTCGTTCTCTGGTGCGGGTAGGAAACGAATAACAGCATAGCCGTTACCACCTTTATCTACATCTAATTTCCATATGCGGTCATCAGTGTTACCGCCTGTGTTGTTCATCTTCTCGACTTCTTTTACTAACTTTGCTGTTAGTGAGCCAAGTTTAGACTGTTTTTTTAGGTCTTTAAAAGACATTTGGATACCTCGGATAAATTGGATACGTTGGATAATTGGATTATATCAGATAAGTTCTTAAGAGTCAAGCTGTGTCTTAAGATTGTCAATTGTATGTGACATTCCAGAGAATAGCAAGGACATATCAGTTCCTTCTGGAAAACCAAGAAGTTGTACTGATTGCTCTAAGTGCTCCTTTAACTCAATTGCTTCTGGATCTTTTGACAAACTAATGCGTGTATACATTAGTTTTTGCTTCTCTAACAGATTTGTGAGTTGTTCAATATGTTCAAGTTTGTCTTCACGACTCATAGTGCCAAACTTGAAGGCTTTTTGATATATCTCGGCTTGTAGTCCGTGAATATCTTCTAGTCCTTCTTTGACTATATCAGAATCAAAAAATTCACTCATTAATAATTTCCCTTAAGATTTTTTTAAATTGGAACACATTTATATTTAGGAAAGGTTTATACTTCTTAATTTTAAGACTGACGGTTTCCCATACTGGGTCTTTTAATTTCTTATCAAACCTCTCTGAAAATGCAAATATAATATCAAATATAACGAACGTCTCTAGAGATATATCTCCACCTAAAAATCTCTTCAATATAATCGGATGTCCTTTCTTACACTCTAATACCTCATCTAAATTATTACTATCCAATAACTCGTTTGATTGTTCCTTGAACATATAAGACATACTTTGTTGTCTTTTCATCCAATCAGAATATGTTCGCTCTCCAGAATTAATTATTTCTCCTATCCACAGATTCTTTGGATTATCTGTAGTCACAAAGTTTGCCAATAAAAAATTGACAATTTCAGCATCAGAATATTTTCTTGATGTTTTCTCAAACCAATACTTATCTTTTCTCTTATTAAAAGAAGTAACTGTAGCACTGGATTTTCCACCATATCTAAAGAAATCATACTTACGATTCGTAAAATGATTTTTCATTGATAGATATGACTGATACGTTTCAAATGGTGTCACTTTCATCAACTTCTTCCATACTACCAAGTTCTTCAATTGCATCAACGGGAACTTCAACTTCCCCAATGCGATACCAGTGTTGTTCAACACCAATACTGTCAGGTCTTATTCCAAGATATTCTAAATCTCGAAATGTATGTTCACGCAACATCGCTTGTAAACGAAAATGCATTAATTCAGATTGTGTAGGCATTATAAAGGTAATTTTGCTCTTGATGTAGGTTTCATAAAGTTAAGTCTCGTAGCATCCCACTTCAATCTTTCTTTCAGTGGTTTTGAGATTAACTTCGATACTGATTCTACCTCAATATTGTTAGTTTCGCAATAGTAGCAGATGGCATCGAT